CCCCCGCCGCCCGCGCCCACGCCGAGCGCATCATCGATCACGCCACCGCCCGTGCCCTCACCCGCGCCGGCCACGAGATCATCGCCGCCGGCGACCACCCCGGCGACCTCGACCACCGCATCCACGCCGCCCGCGCCGCCATCCAGCACGTCGCCGACGCCCGCGCCCGACGCACCCTGACCGACGACACCGCCCTCGCCGCCGCCCGCGAGGCCGACGCCGCCATCGACCAGGCCGCCGCCACCCCCCTCGGCCTGCGCGACCTCGACGACGCCCTGGACGGCGGACTCGGCCAGGCCACCCTCAACCTCATCGGCGCCCGCCCCGCCGTCGGCAAGACCGCCCTCTCCCTCGAGATCACCCGCCGCACCGCCGCCGCCGGCCGCCGCGTCCTCTACCTCTCCCTCGAGATGACCCGCGCCGACCTCCTCACCCGCATGGCCTCAGCAGCCTCAGGAGTGCCCTACAGGGCCATACGCCGCCACCACGCCACCCCGATGCCACCCGTCGACCGCCAGGCCGTCACAGCCGCCCTCAAGCACCTCGCCACCCAGCCCATCCTCATCCCCCCCTCCACCAGCATGACCGTCGAGCAGGCCATCGCCCACCTCGACCACCACCACCACGACACCCCCCTCGACCTCGTCATCATCGACCACGTCGGCCTCCTCACCCCCACCCGCGGCACCGGCGACTCCCCCGTGCGCCAGATCGCCCACATCTCCCGCGAACTCAAGAACGCCGCCCTCAGGACCAACGTCCCCATCCTCGCCCTCACCCAGCTCAACCGCGCCTCCGCCCGCGAGGAGCGCAAACCCGTCCTCACCGACCTGCGCGACTCCGGCTCCCTCGAGCAGGACGCCGACGTCGTCCTCCTCCTCCACCGCCACCTCGACCCCACCACCGGCGACCCCACCACCCTCGACATCCTCATCGCCAAGAACCGCCGCGGCCCCGTCACACGCGCCACCCTCGCCTTCGACGGCACCCGCCAACGCGTCAACGACCAGTGACCCACAGCAACCCCCCAGAGTTGAGCCCGACCGACTCAACAAGCGACCCCCATGGCAACACATGACACAATCAACCCATGCCCAACCCCCAACCCCCCAACCCCACACCCCCCACCCCCCACGACCTGCAACAACACATCCTCACCACCGGCGAAACCATCGAACAGACCGCCACCCGATACAACCTCACCACCCAACAGACCGTCCGCCTCATCGCCCGAGCCGAAGCCGAAGCCCCCAACCCCACCCTCCGCGAACTGCGCACCCTCGCCATCGCCGAACAGACCGCCCTAGCCATCCTCGAAGCACAAACCCACATCACCCAAAAAGGCGACATCGTCACCGGCATCGACGCACGCACCAGCCTTGCCGCCGCCGAGGCCCTCGCCCGCATCTCCCAAACCCGCCGCCGCCTCCTCGGCCTCGACCAACCCGCACGCAAGGAAGTCCAGACCGAGGCCACCTACCGCATCATCGGCGTCGACCCCTCCGACCTCACCTAGGAGCCCCCGCCATGACCCGCAACCCCCGCGCCATCGCCACCGCCAAAGCCCTCTCCGGCGGCCCCGCCCCCGCGAACACCGTCCCCCCCGCACCCGCCGAACTCGCCGCCGCCCGCATCGCCACCGATCCCCTGGCCGGCCTCAGCGACCTCGAGGCCGCCGCCCTACTCAACGCCCGCGGCGAGCCCCTCGACGACCGCCTCACCCCGAACCCCGCCAACGCCGGACGCTGGACCCCCGCCCACGTCCGCGCCGCCCGATCCCTGCCATGAACCGCGTCGACTTCGAGATCCGCGGCGCCAACCGCGACCTCCTCCTCGCCCGAGACCTCGAGGTCTGCGGCGCCGGCCGCGCCGGCACCGGCAAGACCGTCGCCGGATGCCTCAAACTCCACCTCGCCGCCCTGCAGGTCCCCGGCCTCAAGGGCCTCATCCTGCGCGCCACCGGCGTGAGCTTGACCGCGACCACCCTGCAGACCTTCCAACGCCACGTCGCCGCGCAGGCCATCAAGGACGGCACCGTCCGCTGGTACGGCGGATCATCCGCCGAGCCCGCAGCCTTCATCTACTCCAACGGCTCGCGCATCATGGTCGCCGGCGCCGACCGCCCCACCAAGTTCCTCTCCCTCGAGGTCGACCGCGTCCTCGTCGACGAAGCCATCGAGATCAGCCTCGACGTCCACCAGACCCTGATCTCCCGCCTGCGAGGCCAGGCCCCCACCTACAAGCAGATCATGCTCCTGACGAACCCCGGCCACCCCCGCCACTGGATCAAGGCCCGCGCCGACGCCGGCACCCTGCGCATGATCACGTCCACCCACCTCGACAACCCCGCCTACACCAACGCCGACGGCACCCCGACCCCCGCCGGCGCCGACTACGCCGCCAAGCTCGACGCCCTCACCGGCACCATCCGCGCCCGCCTGCGCGACGGCCAGTGGGTCGCGTCCGACGGCGTCGTCTACGACGGCTGGGACGACACCCGCAACGTGATCCCCAGCGCCCCGATCCCACCCGAGTGGCGCCGCGTCTGGGCCGTAGACTTCGGCTACACCAACCCGACCGTCGTCCAGCGCTGGGCCATCGACCCCGACGGCCGCGCCCACCTCTACGCCGAGCACATCGCCACCCGCGAACTCGTCGAGACGACCGCCCGCACCATCCTCAACCAGGTCACCCGCGACGGCACCTGGACCGAGCCCAAACCCGAAGCCATCGTCTGCGACCACGACGCCGAGAACCGCGCCCAACTCGAACGCGTCCTCGGCCGCGGCACCACCGCCGCCCGCAAGGCCGTCACCGAGGGCATCCAGGCCATGCAAGCCCGCATCCGACCCGCCGGCGACGCCCGCCCCCGCCTCCTCGTCCACGCCGGCGCCGTCACCCACCGCGACCCCGACATGGTCCGCCGCGGCCTGCCGATCGGCCTCGCCGAGGAGATCCTCGCGTACACCTGGGCGCCATCGCCCACCGGCGCCCCTACCAAGGAAGAACCCCTCAAGGTCAACGACCACTCCTGCGACGCCGCCCGCTACCTCGTCGCCTACCTCGACCGCGCCCCCGAACCCCGCATCCGCTGGATCTGACCCCCGCTACCATCGACCACGACCCCGACCCCAGCCCGGGAGGCCCCGATGACCACCGCCGCGCTCCACCCGCCCGGCCCGCGGCCCGCCGCGCTCGCGGCCTCCCGCGCCCTGACCGCCGCCCGCACCGCCGCGCTCGCGGCCAAGGGCCGCGCCGGCACCCTCACCTTCGCCGCCGCCGCGTGCTTCGCAGGCGCAGGCTGGACCCTGGGCACCGGCCCCGGACTCACGATCACCGGCGTCGTCCTCCTCGCCCTCGAATGGGCCCGCGAGGCCGGCCGGTGAGCACCCTCGCCCACCTCGCCGCCGCCCTGCGCCGCCCCGCCACACCCGCGGCCCCCGTGCCCTACACCCCGCGCGCCAGCCTCACCCTGGGCGGCCAGCAGGGCCCCGAGCGATCCATGCGCTCCGCCCTCGACGCCACCGCCGCCGTCGGCACCCTCTACTCGATCGTCAACCGGTGCTCCACCGCCGTCGCCGACACCACCTGGCACCTCTACCGCAAGCGCCGCCCCGGCGACGACCCCGACGCCCCCCGCACCGAGGTCACCGCCCACCCCGCCCTCGCCCTGCTCGCCGACCCGAACCCGTTCCACACCACGCAAGAGCTGCTCGAGATCGGCCAGCAGCACCAGGAGCTGACCGGCGAGACGTACCTCCTCGTCGTGCGCGCCGGCCGGACCCCGGTCGAGCTATGGCCCCTGTCCCCCGACCGCGTCACCCCGCGCAAGCACCCCGCTCGCTTCCTCGACGGGTGGACGTACACCATCGGCGACGAGAAGATCCCCCTCGACATCGACGACGTCATCCAGATCCGCACCCCGAACCCCGCGGACCCGTACCGCGGCCTATCGCCCGTCGCCGCGCTCCTGGCCCCGATGTACGGCCTCGACGCCGCCATCCGCTGGAACGCGACGTTCTTCCGCAACCAGGCCGCCCCCGGGGGCGTCATCGAGGTCGAGAAGAACCTCGGAGACGATGAGTTCGACCGCCTGGCGCAGTCCTGGCGCACCCAGCACCAGGGCGCATCGAACGCCCACCGCGTCGGCATCCTCGAAGCCGGCATGCACTTCGTCCCCACCGGCATCTCCCAGCGGGACATGGACTTCATCGGCGGCATCCAACTGTCCCGCGAGCTGGTCATGGAGGCCTTCGGGATCTCGAAGACCATGCTCGGCATGACCGAGGACGTCAACCGGGCCACCGCCGAGACCGCCCTGACGATGTTCGCCCAGTTCCACGTCGTCGGCCGCCTGAACCGGTGGAGGGCCGCCCTGAACGACGACCTCCTGCCGATGTTCCCCGGCTCCGAGGCCCTCGAGTTCGACTACGACTCCCCGGTCCCCGAGGACGGCGAGCGCGAGGTCGCCGCCCTGACCGCGCGCGCGACCGCATGGGCGACCCTGCTCGCCGCCGGCGCGGACCCCGCATGGGCCGCAGAGCAGGCGGGCCTGCCCGAGCCCCTCATGGCAGCCCCCAAGCCCGCCCCCGCGCTGCCGGCGGCGCCGGGCCACCCCGAGCCGGACGGCGACGAGACCCCGGCCGACGACGACACCGAGAACGACGGCGACGGCCCCGACGACGTCCCGCCCTCCGCGTGGCTGCGCCCCCTGATCGTCGCCGCCGCGCCCCCGCCCGAGCCGGACCCGGCCGAGACCCCCGCGACCCGCGAGGATCTCGACTCCCACCAGGCAGACTGGGAAGCCGCGCTCGCGGCCATCCTCGTCATCTGGGTCGGCGTGCGCGCCGCCCAGTCCCGCGACCTGGCCGAGCAGGCCGCCGCCGCGACCACGGCCGCCGAGGCCGCGCAGATCGCCGCCGGCGACCACGGCGGCACCGACGCCCTGACCTCCGCCCTGACCGCCCTCTGGGACCGCACCGCGGCCGCCGAGGCCGCACAATCCCACGGCCTGGGCTACCACGACGTCACGCCGCCCGCGGCCCCCGACGAGCTGGCGGACTGGGCCGCCGCGACCGCCCGCCTCCTGACCGCCGACATCGAGCAGGCCGCCCGCCGCCGCGCCATCCAGGCCGCCGGCGGCGACCCCGCCGACGTCGCCGCCGCCGTCACCGAGGCCCTCGACCAGGTCACCGATGCCGGCCCCCGCGCCGAGCTCGGCGGTGCCCTGACCCGAGCCCAGGGCACCGCCCGCCTGCGCACCATGGACCAAGGCCCCGTCATCGCGTACTACGCCTCGGCCCACCTCGACTCGAACGTCTGCGAGCCCTGCAAGCACGGCGACGGCATGTGGCTGGGCAACACCCTCGACGCCGTCGCCGTCGCATACCCCAACGGCCAGTTCATCCACTGCCTCGGCGGCCCGCGCTGCCGCTGCCAGGTCGTGGCCACGTACCGCTCCGGCAACCCCGACACCAGCTACGAGAAGCAGGGCCCGGTCATGGTGCCGGGCCGGCAGGAGGAATCATGACCGCCCCGCGCGCCCTGGTCGGCCCCGTGCTTGCCCAGGCGAACCCCCAGGGGGCCGACGGCCCCCTCATCGGCCAGCCCCTCGCCGCGACCGCGCGGTTCGTAATGCCGACCGACCGCGCGGTCGGCCCGGTCGCCGAGGCCCGCGACGAGCACGACCGCGCGCGCGTGCGCGTCGTGGCGTCCGCCGGCGGCGGCGCCGACGTCTGGATCACCGGCGACATCGGCCGGTTCTGGGACGAGGGCAACGACGTCGAGACGATGCGCGCCCAGATCGGCGCGACGACCGGCCCCCTGACCGTCCACCTCAACTCGGGCGGCGGGTCCGCGTTCGACGGCATCGCCATGTACAACGTGCTCAAGTCGCACCCGGGCGGCGTCCACGTCCACATCGAGGGCCTGGCGGCGTCCGCCGCATCCGCGATCGCGATGGCCGGCACGACCCGGACCATGCACCCCGGCTCCCAGCTCATGATCCACAACGCGATGTCCGGCGCGTTCGGGAACGCCGCCGACCTGCGCGCCGCTGCGGACACCCTCGACCAGGTCTCCGACGGCCTGGCCGACATCTACGCCGAGGCCACTGGCATCGACCGCTCCACCTGGCGCCAGGCCATGGACGCCGAGACCTGGTACACCCCCGAGCAGGCGGTCGCCGCAGGCCTGGCCACCGGCATCGCCCGCGCCCGCACCGGCGCCGACCCGGACGACGACCAGGACGCACCCGACACCACCGCGGACGCGGGCGCTACGATGCCCCTGGTGGCCTGGGCCCCCTGGGGCCCCGCGCCCGCCACCGCCCCCACCACGGCCGGATGGCTGGCCGCGCTCACGACCACCCAGGAGGCATGACGTGCCCATCACGATCCCCACCGACGACGCCGGTCTCGAGGAGGTCCTCTCCCGGCCCGCCACTCTGGCCGAGGTCACCGAGACCCCCGCCACCCTCGCCCGGTTCATCGCCGCGTACGCCGCGAAGGCGACCGCGTCCGACCCCGGCATCACCGAGCAGGTCCGCACCCTCGTCGCCGACGGCCTCAAGGACTTCTACCGCGCCAACGGCGCCCCCGGCCGCGTCCCGATGGACAACGGCCTGGAGCCCACCGGGTACTCCCCCGGCGCCCCCGGCGCCCGCGTGGACGCCGCCCTGGCCGAGGCCGGCATCTCGACCCAGCAGTTCTGGGCCGCGCTCGCCCCCAAGCCCCGCGGCGAGGCCGCCGCCCACCGGGCGAAGATCGACACCATCATGGCGTCGTTCGGCAGCCTCGCCCCCGGCGACGGCGGGTTCCTCATCCCCGAGACCCTGCGCTCGCAGATCATGCAGGTCGCCCTTGAGCAGGGCGTCGTGCGCTCGCGCGCCACCATCGTCCCGATGGACTCCCTGCGCGTCCCGTTCCCCATGATCGACGAGACCACGCACTCCGGCAGCGTCCGCGGTGGCGTCGTCGGCTACTGGGCCGAGGAGGCCGCGCCCATCGTCGAGTCGCAGGCCACGTTCGGCCGCGCGCTCCTCGAGGCCCGCAAGCTCACCGGGTACGCCGAGATCCCCCGCGAGCTGATGCAGGACGCCGTCGGCGCGTTCAGCGCGTGGGTGAACCGCGCGTTCCCCGAGGCCCTCGCGTTCTTCGAGGACATCGCGTTCATCAGCGGCACCGGCGCGGACCGCCCCCTGGGCTACCTCGACCCGGGCAACACCGCGGCGGTCGCCGTGGCGAAGGAGACCGGCCAGACGTCGGGCACCATCGTCTGGCAGAACATCGTCAAGATGTACTCCCGCATGCTCCCCTCCAGCCTCGGCTCCGCGGTCTGGATCGCCGGCCTGGACACCTTCCCCCAGCTCGCCACGATGTCCCTGTCGGTCGGCACCGGCGGCTCCGCCGTCTGGCTCGGCGGCCCCGGCCAGATGGGCTCGCAGTCCGCCCCCCTGACCATCCTCGGCCGGCCCGTGATCTTCACCGAGAAGCACCCCGCGCTCGGCTCCGCGGGCGACATCGTGTTCGCCGACCTCTCGTACTACCTCGTCGGCGACCGCCAGACCCTGCAGGCCGACGCGTCCGAGCACTACCGCTTCCAGAACGACAAGATCGCCCTGCGATTCACGCAGCGCCTCGACGGCCGCCCTTGGATCAAGTCCGCGATCACCCCCGCGAACGGCTCCACGGCCACCCTGTCGCCGTTCGTCACCCTGGCCGCACGCTGAACCGCCGCCGGGCCCCCACCCGGGGGCCCGGCGTAGCACCACCGCCCCGGGGCCGGGGCAGCGGCGCCCCCCGGCCCGACACCAAGCCACGACCCTAGGAGGACCCCGTGAGGGCTCTGGGACGCACCATCGACGCCGGCCTCGGCTGGACCCCGACGAACGCCGCGACCGCGGGCATCACCGGCAAGCGCGTCTCGCTGAAGAACGCCACCTCGGTGATCTTCCTCGTGAACGCCGCCGCCGCCGCATCCGGCACCGACGCGCTGACCTTCACCATCTCGCAGCACACCGCGGCCACCGGCGGCTCGACCGCGAACCTCGCGGTCATCGCCGACTACCACTGGAAGGTCGCCGCGTCGACCACCATGGACGGCACCGAAACCTGGGCCCGCGTGACCCAGGCCGCGGCCGCGACCGTCGTCATCGCGGGCTCGAACGCGACCAAGGAGGCCCTGATCGCGATCGAGGTCAACGCCGTCGACCTCACCTCCGGGTACTCCTGGGTCTCGATCTCGGTCTCCCAGCCCTCGGTCGCCCGCTACGTCGCGGCCCAGACCCTCCTGTCCGACCTCATCACGCAGCGGCGCCCGGCGAACCTGCCGGCGACCCTGTCCGTCTGAGCGGGGGCGGCACCATGGCTAACTTCCTCGACGGCGCCTCGGTCGGCGTCATGCACTACGGGTACACGCTGTACCGCGACACGGCCACGATCCCGCAGACCGCGGCCGGCACGATCTTCACGGTCACCGGCGGCCTGGTCTCGGTCATCTCCCTGACCGGGATCGTGACCACGGCCATCGGCGCGACCGCGACCACGCTCAAGGTCACCGGGACCCCGACCGTCGGCACGGCCGTCGACTGGAGCACCGCGACCGCGATCACGTCGAAGGAAGTCGGGTCGATCATCAGCCTCCCGGCGACGTTCGGCGGCGCCCTCGTCGTCAACAACGCCGGCGGCGGCCCGCTCCCGGCCGGCGTCGACTTCATCGCGAACACGGGCTCGATCCAGATCACGACGTCGGCCTCGACCACGGGCTCGATCCGCTGGATCCTGCAGTACGTCCCGCTCGACCTCGGCGCCGCGATCACCGCGGCCTGACCCACGCCCCAAGCCCCGGCCGGGCGCCGCGCGCCCCACCCCCAGCGCGGCGCCCGGCCGGACCCCTACCACCACCCAGGAGACCCCGGTGGCACTCTCCACCCCCCAGACCCCGTACGCGTGGCGCTCCGAGCTGATGCGCACCCCCGGCCCGACCTCGGACTACTGGAACACGCCCATCACCACGGGGAACGTGGTCTGGGGCATCGAGGGCAACGCCGCCGGGGCCTCATACCTCTCGGCATGCCTGGATCCCCGCGATGTGAACGCGTCGTTCTCGATCACCGGCAAGGCCGGGACCGTGCTCTCCGAGCCCCTGCGCGTCGGCATGGGCGTGACCGTCTCCCGGCGCACGTTCTTCCAGCGCGGCTGGATCGGCCTGGTCGGCGCCACCCAGGCCGGCGTCGTCGCGACGACCGACGACACCCGGACCCTGACCGGCACGGGCGGCATCGTGGTCGCCAGCTCGATCGCGACGATCACCACGACCGCCCCCCACGGCCTGGTCGTCGGCTCGCGCGTCATCGTCTCGGGCTGCGCCGACCCCCGCCAGAACTCGTACTACACGGTCACCGGCATCCCGACCACGACAACGTTCACGTTCACCCCGATCGTGGCCACGGCGGCCACGTACGGCACCACGACGACGATCACCGTGGTAGAGACCGGCGGCGCCGCATCGGACTCGTTCGGGATCATCCTCAAGGACGCGACGGCCGCGAACTGCGACCAGACCGTGCGCTACGGCGGCGGCACCTGCGCCCTGGTCGCGTGGAACCCCGGCGGGTCCTGGGACGTCGCGTCCGCGCCGACGGGCTATTCGGGCGCCTACACGTACGCCCTGACCGCGACGAAGTACCTGGAGTTCCAGCACGAGGGCGACTGGATCGGCTGGGGGGTCTGGACGGCGGACTCCTCGGGCGCGCAGACGTCGACGGTCTCACGCGACCAGGGCCTGCCGCTGCCGGACGCGTGGGTGCCCAGGGTCCAGTTCTCGAACCAGGCCCACCTGCCGGCGCCGATCGGGCCGATCACCGTCGCGTCGAAATCAGGGTCGACCACGGCCACGCTCACCGTCGCCAACCACGGGCTGACGACGAGCGACTGGATCAGCGTGTTCGGGATCCGCGACCAGACGAACTTCGCGAACTCGGGCGTCGCCCAGGTCGCGTCCGTCATCGACGCGAACAACATCACGGTGATCTTCGGCGCGTCCGCGACCGCGACCAGCTACGGCGGCGTGATCTTCCGCGCGGCCGCGAACGTCGCCCCGACCGCGTACGCGCCCTCGTCCGCCATCCAGTCCGTCACCGCGACCTCGGGCCGGCTCACGGCCACGTTCGCGGCCACCCAGGGCACCTGGACCGTGGGCGAGACCGTATGCGTCGTCGGCCTGGTCGACTCGACGAACACGCCGCAGCCCACGTACGAGGGCCTGTACCGGCTCGCCAGGACCGACACGACCACGTTCCAGGTCGACCTCGAGCCGCTGCAAGGCCAGCCCCTGCCCGGGGCGCTGACCCTGGGCGGGATCTTCGTGGCCGCGCCGGCGATCCGGATCCACTTCGCCCGGGGCCGCACAAGCACGGACGTCGGGGTGACCCTCGAGTCGTCGAAGATGACCGGGCGCCAGGCATCGTCGGTCCCCGTCGCGTTCTCGGGGTCGACGACGCTGGGCACGGTGACGACCGTGGCGACGGTCACATCGGTGAGCGCGGTGGCGTCGTCGACCCCGGCGAACTCGACCGCGGCGACCCTGACCGCGGCCGCGACGACGAACGCGACGAGCGTGAAGGCGACCGGCGGCAACCTCTACGGGGCGCTCCTGACGAACTACTCGGCCGCGACCAAGTATTTCAAGCTCTACAACAAGGCGTCGGCGCCGACCGTCGGCACCGACGTCCCGGTGGCCACGATCCCGATCCCGGCGACGTCCGCGGTCCCGCTCGAGTGGGGGCCCCTGGGCCTGCGCCTCGGCACCGGGATCGCGTTCGCGCTCACCGGCGCCATGGCCGACTCCGACACCACGGCGCTCGCGGCCGGCGATGTGAAGGTCGTCCTGGCCTACATCTGACATGCCGCGGGCC